GCAATAACCAATTTAGAAACTGCATACACAGATGCAAAGATACAAACAACCGACGCAGGATTTAAAGATAATCACAAAATAATAATGGAAAAAGCCAAATCAATTGACGAACTGAGACGGTCACTCGATACAAAGATGGAAGAGATACTAAAAAGCAGGAATCCTCCAAACGAATTAACTCGAAAACACGACTCAACCGTTTATACTGGAATTATGTGGTCAATTTTAGCAACATCCGTTCTTTTCTATGTATTTACGGAAATGTAAAATATTATTTATGTTCTATATAAATAATATATTATGGATGCTTTAACAAGAGAATCAGAAACAAACATAAAATACTTAGGAGACATTCAAAATTATAATGACACGCACGAAAGGGATTTTAAACTGGTATTTTTCAAACCAGCACCAAACCAAATTAAATCAGCTAGTGCCGGAGCATTTATCAAAGATATTTATGGCAATGACCAGGTTACACCTGTTTATTCAGTTCCAGGAGACCATACAAAAGCGTCATGTGAATTAAATACTGCCATTTTTGCAAACAGTCAAATTGATTATAATTCACCAACAAAGTATGTTCCTGGTGTCAACCAAGTTGTCGTGAAGGGCGATTTTGCAAACTCACCTAATTACTTTTTAGCAGGAGAACCTGCATTGAGTCAAGATATAGATGTGTCGATTGAAATTACCGGTTATATTGCGGTAGATGCACCAGGAGATTATAAAGTTATTGAACCTCATCCTTTTACAAAAAATGCATTAATTTGGGTTGGAAACAACGCATTAAAAACCTACCGCAAAGAAAATGCTTTATTTCATTTAGAGAATGGAGCAAATAGAAAAAATCAACCCTTTAAAATGGTTGCAGGTGAATATAGACCCTTTCGTATCCAGTATTCGGGGAATACCGCATCATTCCAAAAAGAAATAGATTACAAAAATCTATGGATCAGCAATCGTTCAAAAATAACCACATTTGCCACAAATGCAAACGAGAATAATTTATTTTACTACTCGTTGACACCTTCTGACAAAATAAATTACTATAAATGCGATATTTACAAAGGAACGGAATTGCAAAATTATAAATCAGATGCCAAACAACAAGTAACTATAGTTTGGAACACACCACTGAATGATAATACCGAATACGTTTTTCTAGACATGGTTGGAAATTTGTGTGAATATGATTCAACTTATAATAATCTTAACAAAATTAGTTTTCCTTATTATCCGAGAATAGACCAAACAATCGCTCGTAGGTATAAGTTAAAATTATATCAAAGAAATATGACACCACTTTGTATTAAAGATAATAATGATATTGTGACTCCAATCATTGAAATTTCCAATTTGAATACAGTTAGGAATGAAGAATGGGCAAAATCTCCAAATCCAATGATTGATATCATGTCAAATCAAGCAGAACAAGTTAATGATAAAATGATTTCAAAAGATAGAATTTCTGAAGCAAATCCTCTTTTTTCCGTGAATTTTAGATATAAATTGTGCATTATGAGAGATAAAACTGGCAAAAAAATACTTGCATTACTAGCAAGCAGCAGAATCACCCGTAATTTTTACACCGTAGAACCAGATATAAAAATGAACAAACTCTTTTATGCAAGCACATTTGACGGAAATAAATTCTTGAGAGAAGTTCCTACCAATCTGCAAACCAATAGTGATACATACACAAAATATTCGGATATGTATCCAAGCAACCCAGATTTTGCTGAAACTGATAGCACCACCAATAATTGTGAAAAACAATGTAATATGAATCCTGGGTGCAACTATTTTTACAAAGTTACCAAACCAAATGTACCTGGAGAAAAATGTTTGATTCCAACAAATAATAATAATAGCATCACTTATTTACCCAAACAATCCGATTCCGCATATTCAACATCCGAGTTAAATGTCAAAAACAAAACTATCCAGACTGGTGATGCAACCAAAGATACTATGTATAAAACAACATTTGTTCCAAATGGTTATGAAGATAGAGTTAATGCTAGTTATTCAAGTTTTCGTATTCAAAAAAATGCTGTCACGAATACAGATATTCCAGGGCCATTTGGTACATCTTATGTTGTAGAATCGCAAAATAATGTAAGTCAAACAACAAATAGTACCCGACCAATTTCTACAACTAATATAAATAGCTCAATGAACGCCGGAAAAATAGAAAATTTTACCAATGTCGTTGAAGATTCTTTAACCAAGCTTAATCAAATTGACGGTCAGATTCGGCAATATGGAAGTGACATGTCTAGAATAAACCCAAACCGAATTGATATTAGCAACAACATAACTTCAATCAATCAAACTTATTTAGATATGTCTGGAAATCAAGAAAAATATGATTTTACGGGGCAAATTATCTATGCTTTAGAAAAAGAAGACCGAAGTTTGACCGCGGCTCTTTTAAAAGACAATGCAATTTACAAAGAAGAGCAAAATACGGTTTATGTAGTTACAACACTTACCATGGCAACATTACTTGTAGCTGCAATTTTAGTGTCAAAGTAGCCAAATAAAGATTTTATCTAGCTTGTAAATACAAAAAATATTTTTTATATTTACAATTATGTAACTAGTATATATAATATGTCTGCTTGGTATAATTTAAATAGTATTGTTGATTTACAAAAGGGTTTAATTTACGATTTAAGTGGAAGTAGTACCAACGAAGCAAAACTTGCAATTAATACCGTAGGTGCAAATTTAAAAAATTTAGGTAATACCGTAAGTAATTCAAGTGTTTTGCCAACACTCACCTATCAAAATGAGGTTAATTCAATCTTGGATAGAGAGAATACGCGATTGGCGGAAAGGAAACAGGCAATTGACGCCGCCGAAATGGGTCAAAAACGCTTGGTTGACTTGACAACAAGCCAAACACTTCGCAATAAAGCCATTAACAACATGTATATTGTCATAACGATTGCTATATTGGTCTATTTAGGAATCCAGCTCTTAATTAAAACCGGAGTTGTTTCCACTTTTATTACCGACATTATGTTTATTTTCCTTGTCACCGGAACAGTAATTACGCTTGTCACTATGTATTATGACTATGACCGACGAAACAATATGGATTACAATATAATTAATTTAGGCGATCCAAAGCAAATGACCGGTTCTGCTACCGATTCATCTTCGGCAAGAAACCTTTTGGATGTGCGATTTAGCGGATGCATTAAAGACGCATGTTGCGCCGAAGGAACCACATTTAATGATAAATATTCAATTTGTGTTCCCAATTTGCCACCCAATGACGGAAAAACCCAACCTGGGTTCAAATATTTCATAGTATCAAAAAGCTGGGAAGACCCAGCCAAATGTTTGACAAATGGTTATTCATTAACGGATTTGTCATGCAATGGCAACGTGGTATCTGGATTCACAACTATGAGTACGAGTACTAGTGATTATGCAAACCCAAGCGGTCCTGACGAGTTTGTAGATTATAATTTATATAAATAAAATATATGTCAGACTATACAAACCAATTAGCAAAAGAGAATGCAAATTTAGAAATAGAAATTCAAAAAAAAGAAAATGAATTACGCATCAATGACCGTACAAATGAGTACTATTTGCAAGATGAAGTTATGATGGTTTATATCCATAAAATGCTAACCATTTTATATGTGGTCATTTACTTCTTTTTCATCTATTTTATCTATTCTAACCAAGATAAATATAGTACACCAATGACCGCTCTATATTTGATAATTTTTGCAGTATTGCCATTTATATTCCACATTATTTCCCAGTTTTTATACAAAACATTTTTGCAATTTTTACATATGTTTAACAATGGAAATGCCGCTTACTTATATGTAGACCCTAAGGTTCCTTCTGGCCTAAACTGATGGAATTTATCATATTCAGTTTTTCCAGGGATTTCTCAAGTTCGCTCTGTTTATTTAACCCATTAAACAGATAATCGGTTCCAGGGCTAATCTCATTCTTCTTTATTTGACGGTAAATATTATTAATATTGCTTACCGCCAACTCAACGGTCTTTTTATTGGACACCAATTCCACGTTTAGGTCTGCCTGTTCCGTGCACAGAGAAACCGCAAAATACAACATGTATCGCCGTTTTTTGCAACATGCATTGGTATACTGGAGCGAAAAAAGAGATAGAAGTGATGTCATTGTTTTTTCCAGGAATGGGTTCCCCAGTTCTTTCACGTAGTAAAACAGCGTGTCCCAAATAATCCAAACCAGGTCATGAGACAATTTGGGGTCAACCGCGACAAACTGTCGACGAGCACACGCACAAACAGTTTTGCGTTTTTTGCAAATGGCTTCAAACTCCAATATCCATTCAATCCAATAGCATGCAAACACCGTATTTTTCTTACTCTTCGAAATATTGTAGGCAAATTCATTCATTGGAATATAAATCTCTTTGGGGTCTTCATCCACAAACACGGGTTTAATAAAATCCACACTGGGTGCTTTTAGTCGTTCCGTCATCTGTGTCATGTCAAACTCTTCCTCCTTGTTTATTTTAATCACTTCGAAACTGTGTTTTTTGACAGACAATGTAAGAACACAGACAACTTCAGCAAACAAGTTGCGAATGGTTGAGTTGTTTCGCAAATCAAGGGGCGTGATAAAATTGCCTTCATTGATAATTGTTTTGAAAACAGAATACCTTTTTTCCAAATAGCAAATTAATTTAGGATTACCAAGATGAATATGCTTGGCGCAGTAATAAAGAATGTTTTCCCAGAGTTCCAAATAATGGCCGGCACAAACCAGTTCGGCTGCCCAATTGCATGCTTGTTCCACCTTCCCATTTAGCATACTTGTTACAAATTCATTTTTTACATCCGCTTTCTTGTAATTTGAAAAACTGATGCCCTTGAATTGTGGGGGCATCCGTATGTCATTAATTTCTGACACGTTCATATAATAAAGGAAACCCAGGTTTCCTTTAAATCCTTCCTTTATAAATAGAAAAACACCGGTTTCTTTTATTGGTAAAATATATAAGATGGATTTATCGTTAGTAATTTTAGGAATAGTTCTCATATTTGTGTTATATTATTTTTTGAACACCAGTGGAACTACAGTTTTGTCCGACAAGTTAGATTTGTCAACTGACCAAACTGCAATTGCAATCACCAATATTGCAGAGCCCGCATCAAGAAAATATTCTTACGAAATGTGGATGTATGTCTATAATTTCCAGGGAACAAATCAGTATATAATCTCACGAGGAAGTGCTGCTGATGCAGCTAAAACAAACATTGGAATCAAATTAGACGGGTCTTCTCCCAAATTAACACTTGATTACACTGCCACTGCAGCTGGTACTCCAAGTGCCATCAAATCAATTGTTATTACCGACAACTTTCCGCTACAAACTTGGTCCCATTTAATTGTAAGTGTTGATGACAAATACATTGACATTTATATGAATGGAAAGCTTATCAAGTCTGTCCAGGATGCAAATATTGACACTCCAAGTCCAACATCAACTATTGTATACGGTAAAGTGAATTGTTATTTAGCAAAATTGTCGAGAACTTTGTTGCCGACTGACCCAAAAACCGCCTGGGACAAGTATAGTGCAGGCAACGGCGAAAATCCATTTTCCAAATATTTATCCAGCTTTGGACTGTCAATGACGTTGCAAAAGAACAACCAAGATTACAGTAAAGTTACATTATTTTAATTCTCTATAATAATATTTGGTAAGACCCCCCCTAATTTATATTTATAGTTATAATATAAATTATGTTTCAAGAACAACAAAATCAGAATCAACAATCCGCAAGTATTCTTCCAAGTGCAGATGCAGTTACTGGTGGAGTTACTGATGCAGTCAGCAGTATTTCGTCTTCAATTGCCGATGCAAAATCCTCAATCAATGATTCATTGAACCAGTTTTCGTCAACTAGTGCAATGGATGCTGGAAAGGAATTTCTCCAGTCGAATTCTCTCATTGCCAAATTTGGATTCATTATTTTGGTATTGTTTGGATTTTTATTCCTTTTCAGAATCGGAATGATAATTATTTCAAATATATTAGCTCCATCGGATTCACCATATTTGGTAAAAGGGTTAATTTCCGGAACTGAATCTGTCAGGATTCAGCAGGACAGTCGCACATCTTCTGCAATTGTCAATTACTCTGAAAACCAGCCAACCGGTTTAGAGTTCACATACAGTGTTTGGATACTGTTGAACTCGACCAATACAAGTGCCAACAGCAAATATGCGCACATATTCAACAAAGGCATTGTTGACGGAAGCAACATCACGGTTAATGGTGTAAACAACATGAGCAATGCACCTGGTTTATACGTAAAAGGAAACACCGATGGAACAAGCACGCTCCGTGTTTATATGGATACCTTTAGTAAATCAGGACCCATTCAAAACATTGATGAACAGAGAACCACAATGGATATTAGCGGAGTTCCATACAACAAGTGGGTCAATGTGATTATTCGCGCGGAGAACCGCATTTTAGACGTGTATATCAACGGCGTTTTGACCCAACACAAAGATTTAGGATATGTTCCAAGACAAAATTTTGGTGATGTATATGTGTGCCAGAACGGCGGATTTTCTGGAAAATTGTCGGATTTGCGATACTATACAAAGTCTCTCAATGTGTTTGAAATCAATGGTATTGTGGGATGGGGGCCCAATTTGTCGACGAGTCCTTCTGCTTCGGGTCAGTCCGATACAGATGCCTCCTATTTGTCGTATTTGTGGTATAAGGCTACCCAATAGGGAAAACCGTAGGTTTTCCCTTACCCTTTCCCTTAAAGGAAACCAAGGTTTCCTTTTGAACCTTCCTTAAATGGAACTACATATTCAACTTCGCTTTCACCCTTTGATATCTCCTTAAAGGAAACCAATGTCATAAGGGAGAGGTCATAGGAGAACCGTAGGTTCTCTTATTTAATATATCTATTTGATATATTGAATAATGTCTAACAACACGGTTTGCACTACCGTAACAAATAATCGCAAGTCACTGATTTTTAATGTTCCCGGAACACGGTATACGCCCGTCAATCCATATTCTCTCGGCTATACCCAGGCACAGTTGGACATGCGTCGCAAAGCGGAAATTCTCCAGTATAATAAGGTCTCTACTGGAAAAGCCACCAAAAAACAGTCATTTGTAACTGCGGTTAAGGGTTCTCTCCAGCGTCGCACATTTTCAACTTATTATTTGAAGGCTATTCAGGATGGCACCGAGCAAGCATGCCCCAACGATATTTATATTCCCACGTTGACCACCGCGTCTGACGTTCCTGGCCGCGCAATGTATCTCACATATAACCCAGCTATCCCCCTCTATAATTACAATTCACAACAGCAAGCATATGGTACACAAAACATCAAAGGTGGTGCAATGTGGCTCACTAATTATGAGACTGATATATTGGATGATAACGAGCCACAAATATTTACATTGAATATTCAACCTTCAATTGACAGCAATAATTACCGTTTTTCATTCACCACATCTGTCAGTCTCTACATATCTGGTTTCAACACGGCGCATCCCGGCGCCGATGCAAGTGGCCCGTTTAGTATGAATATTCCAATCCAAAATTTGAGCTTAACTGTAATGTATGGGGGTCAGCCAGCAAATTTAAGTCGGGCTCCAACCATTACATATTCTCCCGGATTTTTAACAGACGTTTCCGGATATGTTTTGACACGCGCAGTTGCAAACCAGTTCAGCGGAGATATTTACATGGGCGACATCACATTTTCAAACATTTTGCTAAGCACGCGTAAGAAAAATACCTATGATTTTTATGTTAAATATATTCCAAGTTATATAAAGAGCAATAATATTGACAATTTTTTTGTTTATATGAAAACCAATCGGACATCAAATTCTCCAAAATTGGTTGAGTCGGGTTTGAAATTTTTAACAGCAGCATCGACGGACCCAATCTCTACATTTGGTTTATCTGGTTCTCCAATATAAATAATTTATCCTTGTTTTCGTTGATTCGAATCTGGTTCAAATCAAAATATAACTCTTCTTCTCGATTGATTAAGGAATAAATTGCCAGTTCAAAAACCTTGATTACTTGTTCCAGTTGTTTATCGGATTTAAAATCATAGTTGTGCATATCTCTTTCTCTCTGGATAATTCGCCCATCAAAGAACACATATGGCTTTTCAAAAAAAAGTTTGCACAAGCCCTTGGACAATCCATCTATTTTGGATTGTGCATCTTCCATCACACTTAAATATTGTTTGTAAATGAGAGAAAGTCGTTCCATCAATTTGTAATAGTCATCTTTTATTTCAAAAAACTTGTCTACGCCGGTCTCTATGCTGCGGACCAACCAATTCAGGTCGTAAATAATAGTTCGGTCAATTTCGAAGCGTTTTCTCTCCATGTCTGTTTTTTCATAGTAATTTATTTTTTCTTTGTAATTGTCTGGGTCATGAACAATTGTATCTATATACTCGTAATACTGGTAAACTCGCTGTTCTTGTTCTTCCAATCCATATGTGTAATACTTGATCGCTTTGGATATTTCCTCCTTTTTAGACAATTCAAGTGTGTTGTATCGGCCTCCGCGGACATTTTCGATGCCATAGTTGTGCATATATGTGTGAACAAAAGCATCAATTTGCCAAGCCTTGAGACCATTCTCAGTATGGATAAGGCGTTTAATTGGATTATTTTTTACGATTTCCTGGTATACAAATGCGGCTTCACCTGCGCAAAAGTTGTCGTAATTGCTTATGACTCTGGGATACAGTAAATATTTGCCATTGTTCAATTCATATACGTAAATGTTGTATTGCATTTGATATATTTATAAATAATTATATGTTTATATTTATTTATTTTTTATTGAAATATGGTTCCGGTTACAAGTATGGTTCCAAGTAAGGGAACTCGTCGTTCCCTTATAATCCCATACTAGTAAGAACATACTTGGAAGAACATAGTTAACGCGCCGCAGGCGCGGGCAACAAGCATTGGTCCTGGGTGGGATAGACTTGCCCCGACAAGCATTTGTCATAATCATTTACGGAAATGCATCCGCGTTTGCCTTCATATTCACCGACCAAACACCATCCCGATTTGCCTGACGAAATCGGTTTCTGGATGGGGTTCTCTCCAGGTGTTGGCGCTGGTTGACCAGCAGCAGCTTGTGCGGTGCTCACATTCAGAACATTGTCTAAACTATTGGTGGCTCTCGAATCTACGTGGACTCGGCTCGCATCTTTCAAAATAGTGCCGACTGATTGCACAGACCCTTCGGCAATGTCTACGCCCGTTTTCGCTACATCGCCGACTACGTCGGCGGTTTTGTTAAGAATTGACCCAGTGGTGTATCCAAAAATGGAGAGAATCTGCGAAACCAGGGGTCCCAAAATAGAAACAATTGTTTTCATCAAATCTCCCAGAATTGTCAAAATATTTATGCCTAAAAACGAGAGAGAAAGCAATACTAATAATACAATAATAATGGTTCGATTGTCAATTCCACCGGTTGAGTCGGAATTCATCATTGGTTGTTGTAATTGATCCATAATAATATAACTTATAAGTATAATAAATTTATGAAATTTCCAATATTTTTATATATGGGTTATTAAATTTATCATTGACCACATATTTTTGTTGGGTCCGTGTTTCAATCACTATGTCGCCATTCTTACAATCACACATCGGTTTATCAAAATACCATTTGCCATAAACGTCAAAATGCCTTTGATTGTTTCCATAAAACCAATAAAAATATCGATAATATGAACTATATCCATTTCCATCATGTATAATAAAATAAGCTCTCACTATTTGGGTTGTTTTTGATAAATTGTCTGGTAAATAAAGATTTTTTGATGCAATCCACCATTTAGTGTTATCAAATGGAATTAACAATAACCACGGTTTTTCATCCATTTATAAGTATAGTTGTTATTAATATTTAAGTTTTAACATATAAAATTGAACTCTTTTTTTCCATTTTAACATAATGCATTAAAAAAAAATGGCAGAACTCATTAATTATAATTTTGAATCTTTACCGGATTTCATCAAAGAATCCAAATATACCGAGAGTTGGCGCGAGCTATCCCCCAACGAACCCGTTTTCAGCTGCAGTGCTGAGATGTACTTGGAGAACTTAGAGATAAATACTCCAGAGGATTTTGCAAAAATCATCGAATGTGAAGCGTTGCACTTATTTACACAAAACGCGCGCATCACAATCCTCAGAAACATAGAGACTTTCTGGATGGAAACTCCATACCAAATCGAATTACCAAAGAATGGCGTATCCTGGTTTGGAGACCAAGTAATATGCTTATTTGAAACAAAAGGCGACCCATTCATGCTTGCAATGGCGTGCATGAAACACAATTATGCGGATTTGTTTGAATACATTTTCCAAAGATATGGAAAACAGATATTTGTGAATAACAGCGTGTTGTGTCAAAATTACAGCCTGTTAATATACCCAATTGTTAATAATAACATTGAATTGATGATTCGTGCGATAGAATTAGGATATCCTGTTACGTTTGATTTGTTTGAAGATGCAATCGCCAAAAAAAATATGGCAGTTGTAAATATTCTAATCGAAAAATGCGCCGGATTAAGACCAAGAACATCCACATTTTGTTACGCCGTGAAAAACGCATCCCGCGATATATTTGCAATGATGTTGGATGCGTTTATTCCCAATGTTAATGAATTTTGTTTTGAAACGTGCAAAAAGAAAATTCTAATAGATGCCATGCAAAACATTGAAAACCTCAAAGAACTATTTGTTAGCCGCGGGCTGACACATACTCGCGAATTGGGCGAGGAAATGTTGAAAAAGGCACTGGATGATTCGCGGTCTTTGGAAGTTGTCCAATTCTTAGAAAATCACATGGGATATACGCTGGACGATTTGCGAAAAGTTCCCAAATGCAGATATTCGTATTATCCAAATGGTATAAATGAGAAAATTGTGGAAACTGACAATTACGATTTATACATGTATATGCGTGAAAAAAAATTCTTAGTAAATGAACAATTGTTAAGAACATCAATCGAAAAAAGACGCACAAAAATTACACCCGGGCTCATCAAGATGCATATGAGAGAAGATTTGGGTAATTGACTAGTTTCCTGTATTTCATTTTATATAATTGTTTGTTTGTTTATATTTGAATTTGTATGTGAATTTGTATTGTATATTTGAATTTATATTGTATATTTGAATTTGTATGTGAATTTGTATTGTATATTTGAATTTATATTGTATATTTGTATAAATTTTTTTTGTGAAAAAAAAGATATAAAATGCTTTTTTTAAATAATAAATAGATATGGAACACGTTTTTGAAAATAATTTATTGTGGAAAAGATACAACAATTTGGTTCTAATTATGGCAGGCGGACTTGGGAAGCGGATGAACTCCGATTTACCCAAGGTCCTACATGAATTAAATGGATTACCACTTATTGTGCATGTTGTTAAATCCGCTTTGCAAATTGATGCAACTTCTGTAATCTATATTGTTGTAGGTAAATACAGAGACCAAATTGAAAAGGTTATCAATGAACATTTTATAAAATCCGATTATATCCGGTATATAAACCAACCCGAACCATTGGGTACGGGACATGCAATCCAGTGTTGTCTTCCAACATTGCAACAATATGACCTAAATTCAAATGTTCTTATTTTATCGGGAGACGTGCCTCTTTTCAGCACCCAATCCATGAGAGAAATTATGAATAATCGGTATGCTGCAACCATTGTTGCGACCCAGATGGAAGAACCCTATGGCTATGGGCGTATTATCCAGTCGCAACCGCATCAGCAGTCGCATCCGCATCAGCAGTCGCATCCGCACACCAGTGCTTATCAGTCACACACCAGTGCTTTACGAATTGTAGAGGAAAAGGATTGCACCGAGGAGGAGAAACTGGTAAAACTGGTAAATTGCGGAATTTATGCATTTAAAAACGAGTTTTTGTGTCAGAATTTGCCAAAAATAAATAATAACAATGCACAACAAGAATATTATTTAACAAGTATTTTTTCTGAAGGAGAAGGAAAGATTGTTTTATTTGAGATACCTGCAGAGAAACATTATGAGGTGTGCGGAATCAATACTCCAGAACAATTGGATGCGTTCCAAAACAATATAATATTTAATCTGTTATAATAAAATAAGGATGGGTGTTCTTTTTGAATCAATATTATTGTTTAGTTTAGCCGTTTTAATCATACTGGTTGGCTTGTTAGTATACTATTTCAAGAAACGTATTGTAGAGATAGAGCAGAAAAACGCCAAATGTTTAGAAATTGCGCAAGACGTTTATATGCAACAAATGCAAATGAAGAAGGAAATATATTCGATATTGTTCCAGCAACCACAGCCAACAAATCATCAATTAGATGACAATAAAATCCATGTAGTGTTGTCAGAGGAATCTGAATCTGATGACGACGATGACGATGACGATGATGACGACGATGATGATGACGATGATGATGACGATGACTCAGTTTCGCATACTAAAATTGTCAATGTAGACCTCACCTTCCCAGAAGAGTGTGAAATCAATATTGATGATGAAGAGTCCGAAGACAATGAAATTATTGATGAGCCGGAACCCGTAATTGTATCATTGGAACCCAAGTCAATTGTTGTTGTTAATAAGGTTGAAAGTGTCTCAAAAGATGAGTTACAAAAAATGACCCCAGCGTCATTAAAATCTCTGCTCATTGCGAAGGGTGTTTCTGCAGAGACAGTGAACAAGCTGAAAAAGAAGGAGCTTGTTGATATGCTTTTATAAAAAATAAATTTTAAAAAAATATAAAAAATTTTTTTATATTTTCTGGTCATGGTCATTGTATTTCTCTATGGATAAATATATTTTTTTCCGCATTTTCGGCAAACATTACATTTGAATTATATTCCATCTTATTTTTTATACACCATTTTACACATTTTTGGATATTGGTTTTCATGTGAAAGTTGATTTTATCTGACTTATACCGGTTTTCAATCAGTGCCAATGTGCTATAAATATTATCAATCTGGATTTGCCCAATGATAGAACTGGATTCCTCCAGTTTGTTGTAGTAAAAAAGCGGGATTTTTACACCATTGAAAAAACTTCGGATAAAAGTGGTATCATCGCAAATAGTCGCCATCAATTGTTCGAAAATGGGCGCATAATAATTACTATTGGAATATAAGAAATTAATGCAGACCAAATATCTCTCCGAGTTTGCATACCGGCTGGTGTTTGGTTTTACCACATACACTTTTTCATACATGGTTGACAGCAGATAAATAAGCTCGGCACTTGCCTTGTAAAAACAGTCAAAACATTTGAGAACAAAACATCCGCCATACTTTTGAATACACACTGCGTATGCAATTTGCCCAAACAATAGTCGTGTAATGTTGATTTCCTGGCTATTGAAATCCGTTGAAAAATCAAATCCGCCATCACCAGTGACAAATTCACAGGAATTTTTGTATTTAGCAACAACGTGTTTGAAATTCTCCATATTTAAAATATTTCCAGTGGCATCGGCGCCTTTTTCCAAAAAAACATTGGGGTTTGATTTTAAAAAACTGGTTGTTTTTTTCCATCCCGGGACTTCGCCGTCAGTGGGGTCTTCAATTGTCATTCCATAGTATTTGTCAGCCGGATTGTTGCGATAGTTTAGAACCGCCTCGATAAATCCACCCGGGCCTTCAGCTAGTGCAAACATTTGCAAAGGTTTTGGTGAATCAAAAGAGGGGAAATTAAACGTGTTTAAAATTTCAATCATTTTGAAATAGGCACGCGAAATTGGTTTATATCTGCAAACACTTGTTCTTGGACTATTTGTGTAAATATATTCGTAGGGGTTTGTGTATTTTTTATTGGCGTTCCATTCATCACCACATTCGGAAATTTTTTCTTTAATCTCGGTTAAATAATGATTTAGCGAATACAACATATACGGTGAAGGTTTCTCTACACTGTTTGTTATTTTTAATTTACTCAATATATTAACTCCATTCAAACTTGGTAATAACACAAAAATCATCTATACTATTTATAATTGCAAATTGCGTTTATGTTGTTTTGCCAATTTTTTCTATTGATAATTATATAATGGCAACTCCCCAACAAATAAACCATGCAAAACAAGTTGGTTATGAATATGGATATTTAACAAGTAGTATTGGTCAACCAAGTGGTAGAATGACCACAGAAAATACATCGCAAAATCAATTTACATCTAATAAACAATTAATGAATGCATGGCAAGATGGATATAACAATTTTTACCAGAATCTTGCAAATGTCAGAAATGAAGATACTAATATGAATCCAACCATAATTAAAGTTGGAAAAGATGGTCCTTTTGCTTCATTTTATAATGCTAGAGGTAAAAAATCAAAAAGACGTGGACAAAAGAAAAGAAGAACCCAGAATAAAAAGTCTCGCAAATAACCAAAAAAAATTTGAAAATTTATTTTGGTTAGGAACATATGGTTCCCTTTACCAGTCGTTCCTATTCGTCCCTTTACCAGTCGTTCCTTTACCAGTTGTCATCATCTGGTATTTTACTCGAATATACCGAATCATTATCATCTACATCATCATCATCTGTCTCATATTCTTCTTCAACTACCGGTTTTGCAACTGGTTTTGCAACTGGTTTAGGAGCTTGTAAAGGCGCCGCAATTGTTGCAATGTTTGCATATCCTTTTACGGACTCTGCAACTTTCACTGGCTTCTTTGACAAAGATGGGAAATTGTCTTCTTCTATAATTGGTCGTGGTACCTCGATATGAGGCAGCTCATTGCGCGGCAGCTCATTGCGCGGCAGCTCATTGCGCGGCACATCATAGCGCTGATAATTATTTCTGAAATCACGTCTCTGCACATAATTATTATGTCTTTCATCAAGAAATCTGTCAATTTCTTGTTGTGAACCCGCAGTGCATCTGGATACTGTGTGTCCAAATTCATTGCAGAAAACACACTTTTTTTGTGGGCATTTGGCAACAAGATGCCCTTTTTCACCACAATGGTTGCACTCCATATTTAACAGAATTGGGCATGTAATTGCACTGTTTTCGTCGGATGTTTCGCGGATAAAGTGCGAATTGTATTCGGATTCAGGTCTTCCATTCTTCTTGCAAACGGGGCAGAAAGGCTTGGGTGACCTATTATTGGTATTGGTATTGGTGTTGTTGTTGTATTTGGAATATTTGCTGAAGTTCATTTTTATTAGTTTGATTTGCTTTACTTTGCTTTGCTTTTGACTTGTTTTGACTTTATGCATTTGAATAATATAAAAACAAAAAGTTCAATTTTATGAATTTATATAAAGGTAAAACAATAAAATAATAAATGAAACAGGTTCTTGAATATATATGGTTGGACGGGGAGGGTAAATTTCGAAGCAAGGTTAAAGTCGCCGAAAATGTGGATATATTCCCCGAATGGAGTTATGATGGGTCATCCACTGGCCAAGCATCTGATTCCGGAAATACGGAAATAATTTTGAAACCCGTGTTCCATTGTTTAAAACATGAAGGATATTATTTGGTTTTGTGCGATACTGCAAATCGGCAACAATCACTCAACATATTTAATGAAAACCTGGATGCAAAACCCTGGTTCGGATTAGAACAAGAATTTTTCTTCTCTACTACTCCTACCAATATATTCTTTGATAAACACGAAACTCAAGGCAGATTTTATTGCGGTGTCGGATTGTGTGCAACACAAAGAAAAATAGTCGAAGAATTTTTGTACACATGTTTAACACTTGGTATTCAAGTATCGGGAACAAATGCCGAAGTGGCACCAAATCAGTGGGAGTTCCAAATTGGTCCATGTGAAGGAATTCAAGCGGCGGATCATTTGCTAATGGCGCGATATATTTTGGAACGCACTGCCGAAAAATACGGGCTTTTTATTTGCTACGACCCCAAACCGTTTTTAAATTACAATGGTTCCGGATGCCACGCCAATTTCAGCACCGCCGAAACAAGGTGCCCTGGAGGACTTGAGAAAATTTACGAGTATATGCCAAAGTTGCAAGATGCCCACAAAGAACATTTGGCCATCTATGGCAAAGACAATGACAAACGTTTGACCGGAAAACACGAGACATCATCAATGGATAAATTCACTTACGAAGTGGGAACCAGAAATACTTCAGTCCGCATTCCGATTCAAGTTGTAAAGGATGGATGCGGATATTTTGAAGACAGGCGCCCTGCGTCCAACATGGATCCATATTTGGTAACATCGGCAATTTTCAAGACATGTTGTTTATAAGTAAAAAAATAATTTCATAATAATATATATTATTATGAATTTAACAAAGTGTTCATTATTATTTATATTGTATGTAGCGGTTTTATTGATACAACGATTAAATCTCGATAATCTTGAAACAAAATCGCAAAAATTCTACCAAAAAAAAGAAAACCATAAAAAAGTTCAGGACATTTTTCATAACATGCTACCACACATTGTTGAGTTTGAATATGTATCCGATACTATAGCGGTTTTAGTATTTGTATACATTGCAATAGTCAATTTTAAACTGATTTATACAGTAGCCGGATTTGCATTTACCATTGCACTTATACGCCAATTCATTATTCAAATGACAATTTTACCAAAAAATGAAGTGTGTGATATAAAACATTCATCTGTATTTCGCGGTGGATGTTATGATAAAATATTTAGTGGGCATTTTGGAATTACTTTTTTGATGACATTGCTCATTTATGACAATGGACATATAAGTAAATTATTTATGATAGTTATTAATTTTATCAATGGATTATTCATACTTTTGAGCCGCAATCATTATACAATCGACATTATTGTATCAATTTTTGTAGTCATTATTATTTACCAAAACAACTTGAATATTTGCAATTATTTGGATAAGTATTTTTAAAATTTAATAAATTTATTTCATACTATATTATATAATGATTTTGAATAACATATGGGTAATTAATATGGATAAAAGCAAAGAACGGCTTGAAAAAATTACAAAAAATTTGAATTCTCTTGGGTTAAAATTTAACAGGTTCAGTGCAGTAAATGGAAAAGAATTGAAAGAAACTGAAATCAATAAAGTGGCAACACCATTGTGCACAAATTTACTATGCAATCCAGGAATTATTGGATGTGCACAATCTCATAAAGAAATATGGAAAAAATTACTAAAAGATAATAAAACCGACTACTATTTAATATTGGAAGATGATGCAATTTTATCCAAAAAATCGGTTGAAATAATAAAAAAACTAGAAACAAAAATTATAGAGTATTCAATTGATTATATAAATTTATATTGTAATTATACTGGTTGCGGTTTTATAAAAACTGAATTTCAAATAGACGATTACAAATTTGGAAAGCCCATTTTTCCATTGTGTACAGCTGGTTATATAATTACAAAAAAAGGTGCTCAAAAATTATTGGATGATTTGGAAAAAACAAATTATCACATTGATTTTGAAATTTCTGTAAACAAAATCAAGGGTAATTTTAATTATTATGCCTCAAATAAACCAATAGTTACAATAACTGATGATGAAACAACCCTCGGAAAACCAAATAATACAATTATATCTAACATATTGAAATGGTTTGGATTAAATTATTATGTATGGGTATTAACAATTCCTATTTTTACAATAAAAATGCAATATACAATTAATTTTATGTTGTTGTTGTTGCTTGCATTACTGTTAATTAATTATAAATTTATAAAATCTAAAATACTTTTTTGGTTTGTTATTTTAGAATTGGTTTTATTTCATACAAGTTATTTTTTCAAATTCACTGGTATAAAATAATCAATTATAATATATAATATGCCAAAAACAAAAAGAAAACATTCAAGACGAACTGCGAGCATTTTATCAATCTTTTCGCGAAAAAATCAAATTGTGCCTTTAGCAAAATCGTCTGAAGAAATTGTAAAATCAATTGCAAGAGTGAAACCGTCGCAAACAACTGGATTTTTTCAAGGTTTGAAAAACCGGTTTACGCGTAAAAATGCAAAAGTTGGGTATGATGCAGTAAGTGAGATAAAAAACCCATTATTAAGTCGTGGTCGTAGCCTTAGTCGTAGCCTTAGTCGTAGCCTTAGTCGTAGCCTTAGTCGTAGCCTTAGTAAAGGCGGTCGTAAAAAATAAAAAAAATATACACATTTTTTATTTTTTATTCATAATTGCATCAATATCAATGATAAAATCTGAATCCGAACTATTACTCTTTTCTTCAACTGGTTCATATTTATTCAAAACCACTTTTTTATTCAGACCATATTTACTTCTTTTTTCTTTTTATCGGCAATTTTCAAGACGTGTATGAAGTAGTATAATTATACCATGATATTTTTGTATATATATGTATATATGCAAAAAGGAGGAGGCATAATTATTAAACCAAGTGAAGCACATAGAACAAAACAAGATATTTTTACATTTTTATTAAATAATTCCGACATTAAAATATTTTCATATGAAACACGCGGTGGTATAATACTAAAACTTGAATTAAAGTCCGGGATTGCGAGTCCATACATGTCTGTAAACCCAGAAAGTTTAGGACAAGATGTCAAAATCATATTTTTTAAGTTGGTTTTTATTGGCAATTCCGTGTTTGATATTTATGATAAAAATGGTAATGAGATTATTTATTTAAATAAAGCAAGTAAATCAGATTTTGAAAAAGAAGTAAAGATACAAAATGATATTTATGAAAAAACGCAAGGTGTAAATTTATCGCCATTATGTCCCGCAGTTTTAGATTCTTACCATTTGGATATCAAAAGAACATGCCAACAATTATTAGAGAATTGTAAAACAAAATTAACAACTCAAGAGGAAGAAGATTTGTTTAACCTTATCATAACGCATTTTAATAGTGGCAACTTTACTATTGGATTACAAGTTATGGAATATATAGAAAATTCAAAAACACTTGCTTCTTATATATATGATGAACAAAATATAAAGATTGATACCAAATTAACCAAAGATTTATATACATTGGCGTTTTTTAAATTGAAAACACTTCACTCCTTGGGATATAGACATAATGACTTGCATTCAAGCAATGTATTAGTAAAAAAAATAGATAACTGTGTCTGCAGCATTGGTAAAAGCTG